CAACATTGTTGACAGTGGTTCTAAATACTATCGTGGTATGAGCCCCGATACCTGAACTGTTATCCTGTTTAACTTCCACTGTTTCAACTTCAGGAAAGCTTCTAAGAATTTCTAACATTTTTTCTAAATCTTCTTTGTGCAAATACATTAGATATCTCCTTTACGATCTTTGGGTAAAACAAACCCCCAATCAGTTACTACTCCATTTATAGTATGTGTTTCATTTTCATCATAAGCCCATCCTAATGCCTTCATCATGCGATGCTTAACTAGTAGGTTGGGACTGCGAAAAGCTTCTGTGTCGTCGAATCCCAGCATAACACCGATTTCGCAGACTGCACCACTACGGCAAACTCCTGCATGACAATGAACAATCACGTTCATGCAATTGTCTTTAGCGTGTTGCAACAGTCTAACCAACTCGTTGGCTTGATCCTGACTGCATCGCATTGCTTCATCTAGTGCGAAATCTTTTTCCTCAATATCTAAAAATCGAAATTGATGTACTTCTTTAAACGAGTACTTGGGAGTAGGAAAGTCGCTGTCCGGATCACAGATCTGAATCAACATGGCATTCTCGCCAGGATTAATATGTAATCCTTTTTTAATGTCACTCATTGCAACGTTTTGAATCCACGGCATAGATATCCCTTATTTTACCGGCCCCACATAATCTGCACGGACATACCAGTCCGGAGCTTCTTTCAAATTGTTATGATTAGTGTTATAGTCAATGGCTGCTTGGCGAGCTTCTGACTCATTATCGAAGTACCAGGTGTCCCAGTGCTTCTGTCCCCAACTACGTTCATATTCGGTTAGTTCAACTTTGAAGGCAACAACAATGGGATTCGGGATTCTGGGCATCTTAGACTCCTTTCTATTGAGTCTTTAGTATAACACCAAACTGTAAAAAGTCAATTCAAATAGTGTTGTATAAAAACAACAAAAAAGATAGTTCTTTTGTGTGTCAGGAAGAACTATCAAAACCCCGCGGACAGCAGCCCATCCCACGTTTCGCTCCGGCGGACGCTGAATAAAAAAAGCCCGCCGAAGCGGGCTGTGTGGGTCAGCGATTAAATCGCATATCGATCCACCATTACGGTTTTCAACATGATTGCTTCTGGGGAGAAGTCATCCATGTTGCCGCTCAGGATTCCTTTTGCTACAGCAGGGCTGAAGCCAGAAACTAGAGCGGTTCCGCTCTTGTCAAATTTGACAGGAGTGTTACCGTATGCGGCATTCAAGTTCCAGAACACTACACGAGGAAGGGCATAGCCAGCTTCCGCATACTTGCGTTCCATCATCTTGATGGCAGATTCATCTTTACCGTCAACAGCTCCGTCGAACTGCATGTCGGAGAAGATTACAAGAGTTTCAGGCATTTCTGCTTGAGGGACCTTGTTCTGCACCGCAGTCTTAAGGATTAGATCAAACGCCGCGTTCAAGTTGGTGTTAGCAACTTCTCCGGTGTTCATCTGATCAATCTTTTGATTGATGTTACCCTTAAGGTTGACCAATTTAGGAGTACGACTGAATGTTAGGAAACAATCAGCGAACTTACCTTTGTTCTTGTCTGCAAAATACAGACCCAGACTGATTGCAACTTCAAGACAGGTTAAACCTGACTTAGAGTTGTGTCCGCCTGCCGAACAAGTCATTGACCCGCTACTGTCTACCATAGGTAGTACATTAGCATCGCCAATGTAGTTAGGTAGTGCGTCCCATTGTGCTTGAATTACATCTAACTCTTGCTTGGACATGTTGCGGGTACCGTAACCGATACGACCTTTCAACACATCATAAGGAAACACTGCACCAGCGTTAATTTTAACGCCAGCTTCACCTTTTACCAACTTGGTTACATATTCAGCATATGTGGTACCGTGACGGCCAAATGCTTTCTTGTAACGTGCATGTGCCACTGAAGGAACATGACTATAGTTGATGTTGTCCCAGTCATTGGCACACATTTGTGTTTCAACAACATTGGTCAACGCAACAAGGCTTTTACGATATTGCTTTGGGGTCATTCCAAAGAATTCACGGATTTCACGTGCAACATCGCCTTTACGTGGAGTCCACTTTGCTGCCAATCCATTACGGTTACGCAATGCATCACCGAGCATAGTGTATGCCTGTGCCTTAAGAGGCTTAGTGTTAAACACCAGCAAGTCATCGTAACGACCCAGTTCTGGGACCTTAACCATTAGACGACTAGCATCTTCTGGGTTAGTCAATTCCAGATGTCGCAAGACATCACGGAACAGTTCGCGTTCACCAGAGCCACCACGTGCATCACGTGCCCATTGGACGATACGCAATGTTAGATCGGAGTTTTCTACGTAAGCCGCTGTAAAAGCCGGAACAATATTCTTACCACGGCTTGCACCGATGTTATAGAATAGGTCAACACAGGCGTTAGCACTGGACTTGCGAGCCTTCATACCATTTGTGGTACGAGTTTTTTGATTCTTTATTGCTTCTGCGAATTGCATAGTACTCTCCTTTCTTTGATTTTATGCAACAGGATGCGCTTTAGTTTCATTTATGAGTTGAAATTTAAAAGTTGCTGAATGCATCCTAAAAATGTATTATATACGATTTTTAATTTAATGTAAATTGATTTTGGATAAACAGGATGTTCGTAGCAGTTTTTTTATTTTCTGGTCTGACCAATTATGCTACTCAGACCATACCAACAATTCATGTTGTCTAGTTAGTAATTGTGTCTGCTACTAACAACATAGACTGTCTTTCCAATCTGTCGTCTATTCCATCAATGTCTATTACTAGAACAATATTTCTATTGTGTCCTTCGACCACCTTCAATAGCAGTAAATCAAGTTGTTTAAAATGCTGAACACATCCTAATAAAAATAACAGGTTAGTTGCCTACTTTTTAATTTAAGTGAGAAATCGAAACTCACTTCGACAGTCTTTGAAGTTATCTCTGACTGTCTGTCCATGTATTGGTTACTTGCTGAACCTAACCTAAAAATTTATTATGTTGTTATTATATAGAATTGATAGATTAAAGTCAACGAATTAATCTATCAGAATATGTATCTATTATATCAAATATCACCTGTGACTAAAGAAACATCGTACCCAGCTTCTATTTGTTTGGCATTACAAAATATTGTATATTCGTCTACGGCAGATTGATCTGTAAAATGGCGTTCTCGTACTACAAACCCGTCATTATGAAATACATGAGCGATACCGTCGGTTTTACCTTGACTTACTAATTGATCTAAAAATTCGTCGAAAGCAGCCATGTACGACACATTTGCCGCTATTTGTTGACCAGTTTCTTCTGTCATTGTACCGGCCGATTTTTTAGTAAAAATCATAATAATCTCCAGATGAATATACAAGTATTTATACTTTAATAAAATTTATTTTTATTTTGGTGTCCGATACTGGGATCGAACCAGTGACCTCTACCGTGTCAAGGTAGCGTTCATACCACTGAACTAACCGGACAATAACAGGTTCTCGTTTTCGTGCTACCATTACACCACACTAGAGACCAACCTAGTGCTGGGATTCGAACCCAGACCCTCTTTTTCGCAGAAAGATTATTTAAATTGCTGAAAAGAACCTAATGGTCAAATCATTTGTTATATTGTGGATTTTGTCAGTTTATTGTTCCACAACCTCACGACGCCATGACAACTATATTGCCGCACTGCTCGATACCACCTCTGCTTTCGCAGCGTCCGGAATAACAAAATAAAACAGGATACCTTCGTTTGACGAATGCTCTACCTAATGAGCTAAATTGGCATGAAGCCAACTGTTGGAATCGAACCAACTACCTATCGTTTATGATAGTTTTGCTGTATGTATCCTAAAAATCTGGTCCGGCGTACAGGAATCGAACCTGTATTTATAGCTTAGAAGGCTACTGTTCTATCCATTGAACTAACGCCAGTATAACTTTATTATAATAAATTTTCTATTTAAAGTCAATGTTGATAATTTTTTATGAAAAAATGTTTGATTAACAGCCCTTCAGTATCAAATTCGAACCACTTATCACGAACATTAAAATTCCAAGCATTAGGATACGCATGATGATTATTGTGCAATCCCGCGCTTAACAGTAAAAATCTAGTAGAATATTGATTTGTACTACAGTCATCTGTGTTAAAATTCCTATAACCCGCTGTATGCCCTATGGCATTAGTAAAACCTGCCATAATGAATGTCATTAGATTTGGTATTGCAAATAAGATCAACAAAGGAATTATCGAATTTACAATGTAAGAAATTAAACTTAGTATCATTACCCAAGATAGTACGATTTTAAAATAATGCCTATGCAAAAACATTTGTAATGGATCTCTCAACAAGTCTTTAACTGAAGAAAAATCAACTATCCAATTCTTATCCCACATTGTTAGCCAAGTTTTAATTATTCCTATATTTTTAGGGCTATGTGGATCTTTAAAAGTATCGGAATATCTATGATGGGTTCTGTGTACCCCTACATAAGATATACAGCTACCCAATCCTATTAGGGTTCCACCGATTAATAAAAAATTTTTTTTAAATTCAGAAGTTTTAAAACTTTTGTGACTAAAAAATCTGTGTAATCCTATCTCTACAAAAATTCTACCAATCAACAAAGAAATATAAAAATATAAAAAATTTACCCACCAAGTTTCGTTGTTAGTAATTACCCACCATGTAGTTACAATAAAACTTATAAGAATTAGTAATTTAACTTTTATTGCAACATGTGACACTGCTATTTGATCGGGGTCGATAAATCTTAGATATGTGATCATATATCATATTTATAGTGGTCCCGCCACCAGGAATCGAACCTGGATTTGAGTCTTAGGAGGACCCCGTTCTATCCATTGAACTACAGCGAGTTATATTATTTAGGCTCGGGAATCTTTTTCAATGTTTCTTTTTTTATCAAGCAATCACGTTGAGTGCCCAATTTAAAAACTCTAAGATATTCCACGCCGTCAATCAATTGAATATCTTTTGTGTTATTGCAATAGAATCTTTCACGATTCCGAATATTTTCAAAATAGATAGTTTTCATTTTTTCTACTCCGTTGTTGGTGCTGATAGCGGGAGTCGAACCCGCGACCTCATCATTACCAATGATGTATTCTACCAACTGAACTATATCAGCATGTTCAGTGTCACTGCTCCAATAATATAGCTACTGTGACACAAAAACTTCTTAGGGGTGACTAACGGGGCTCGAACCCGTACTACCAGAGTCACAGTCTAGGTTGCTACCATTACAACATAGTCACACCTAAAAAGTCTTGTATAACTTTATTCCAAATCTTCATATGCATTGGCTTGATGTTCACGTGGATCCATTTTACTAAGCCATTTAGTTTTAGGACACCATGCATGAGCTAACTTAACTTTAACTGGCATAAAGCAATTACACTCTTTGCATAATTTTGCCGCAGTAAAACTTTCACAGACTTTGCAGATGTTATATCTTTCTTGTGCTATTTCTTTTTTGGCTATAAGAGGTATCATATAGTTTTCCCTGGTACAACTTCTTATTATAAAACAGGATGCATTTTTAGTCAAATTACAAGTTTGATTGTTTTAAATTGCTGTCTGCATCCTTAAAATTGGTGCCCTTACTCCGATTCGAACGGAGAAAACTGCTCCTTTTGAGAGAGCTGACTTTACCAATTTGTCCATAAGGGCATTGGCCGGTCCTGCAGGAGTCGAACCCACGACTTCTGTTTCGAAGACAGAGATGATATCCATTTCACCAAGGACCGATAAAAATGGGGAGCCCAACTATCCCCCTGAGAGGACTCGCTGGATTGTCTCGAATGACCAAGTCTAAATACTGCTCCTAACCACTCCGGTGTAGTCGCACAAGTGAGTCCTTGTGCTAGGTTGGGCAGGACTCAAAGTCACCGTCTATCCCGCTAACTGACAGAAGGTTCATGAACTGAACCCTCAACTAAAGATTGGTAATGCTTGATTTTTTTCGTTAAAATAACCAACCATATAAATATGTTGACATGATATCTAACACCCTAATAGATCCGTCTATACAGAGTAGAGCCAATACAACCACTGAATGGCTAGGATCTGATACTCTTTGCAACTACGAAGCAATATCTTCCCGATTTCCCAATCATTATTCTCAACATGATATTGAATACAAATTCAATGGGCACGGATTCAGATGCGACGAATTTAATATGCCTTCAGAAATTCCAATAGTATTTCTGGGGTGCAGTCTTACTGAAGGGATAGGTCTTAGACAAACTGAAACTTGGTCATATTTGTTATTAGAAAAAATCAGACAAAAAACCAATAAGAATATTCCTTACTGGAATTTAGGACTTTGTGCAACTGGAATAGATACTCAAGCTAGAAATTTATATTTTTTATCAACGATATTAAACACAAAAATAAAATTTGTGTTTAGTTTGATACCACCAATATGTAGGAGAGAATATAAAGTTGAAAGTAATAAATATCGAAATTGGGTACCCAATTGGGTTGATTCTGCTGCACCCATTGGTACTAACGTTAACACTCTGTTTACTGATTCATATTTTTCAACTCATCAGACTGAACGTAGTCTAATGACGATTGATTCTATATGTCGTCAAAATGGTGCAAAAATGTGTTGTACATCTTGGGAAAGAGCACCTAATAATTTTAAATCATTATTTGATTCTTTTCCTTTAATAGATAGTTTTCAAATAAATTTTCAAAGCAATGATTTTGCCAGAGATGGATCACATCCTGGGCCGTTGTTTCATCAAAAACTTGCAGAGTTATACTGGAATCACGTTGAAAAATATTTTGTAAATATATAAAAATTTAATAAATCTGGCAGAGGTAACTGGATTCGAACCAGTGATCACGATTTCAAAGACCGTTGCTTTAGGCCAAACTAAGCTATACCCCAACAATAATTTGGTAGAAGCGGTGGGACTCGAACCCACGATAAACACCGTATGAAGGTGGTGCATTAGCCACTATGCTACGCTTCTATTAGATAACAGGATCGTTTTTTACGGTTTAGATTAGAAGTCTAATGTATTATGGTTGCTGAACCGATCCTAAAACTGGTACCCAGTAGAGGTAACGCTCCTCTGTCTTTCGATTATCAGTCGAATGCTCTACTTTTGAGCTAACCGGGTAAAGATACTATATTGAAACACACTTATGGATTCGAACCATCTTTAGGTGACAGCGATCAACCTGTCCACAAAATCCCTAACCTAGGGTAAATGTATTTCAATATAGTAGGTCATCAAAATGCTCATATGTTAAATGCGATATCTAAGTTAAATATGTATATGATTAACCAAGAACTAGTTTATGAATTAAAATTGCCGTCTTTTAAAGACATTGTGTTACCTACCTTTAAGGCAGTTAATGACGACGATAAATCAATAAATTATTTAATATTATACAATATAGAAAACTTTATAAAATCGGAATATTGCAACCTGTTAAATTTAGATTGGTATAAAATGTTGTATTTCAAACTATCAAATTCCTCGGGGTCAATTCACACAGATATAAATGTAACAGACCCATACAAATATTTGTCTGATGACATATGCGATAGTTACTTTGGTATAAATTGGATTTCTGGTGGGCACGGAAAAATAGAATTTTGGGATAAATGTGAAGTCGATGTAGGCAATTTCGTTACTACATACAATGGACTGCAAGTATTATCCTTTGTTCAAAAAACTTTACCAAGCAAATCGTATATCATGGAAGAAAACAAAGCATATTTGGTTAATGTTTCATATCCACATCGCGCAACAGGTAGTCTGAATAGAAAATGCTATTCTATGCGTACTCGTACAGAAAATAGATCATGGACTGAGATATTAAAAATATTCAATAAATTGATCTGGGATCCGAATGCAGGTATCTCCGAGTGTTAGCCATTATATCAACGCAAAAAATTTTACCATATAGAAACACACTGATGAGAATTGCACTCCCCTATTTCTCACAATAGGTTACGCCTAGGAGTTACACACAGATTCGGCTGTGCTGCATGACAATGTGTTTTTATATGGTAGGGGCACAGAGAATCGAACTCTGATTAATAGGTTAAAAGCCTACTACTTTAGCCGTTAAGTTATACCCCCCAAGTTAAGATTTAACGTGCCAACCTTGACTTGGGGTCAAAGTTGACACTAGCGTTTACCAGAACGTTTCATGCCAAATTCTCCATTTTATAAAACTTTTGATTCTCTTGCTTACGCAAGGATTTGTGAGGCTTACGATGTGAACCTGCACGTCTAAATAATGCCGCGACAACAAAATGATTACGCTCATGCGGCAACTTTTGCATACGCTTCATTGCTTGCTCCTACTAACTAAAAACATATTATACAATAAACTGGATTTATTGTCAATGTCCTTTCAAATTGAAAGGTTATATGGTACCCCCACCAGGATTCGAACCTGGACTGTACGCTAATCTGGCGCCGATGCCGGTGTATAAGGCCGGAGTTCTACCATTAAACTATAGGGGCGAAATTATTAAATTACTGTAGAACTATGGGAATAGTTCGTCGAATTGATTGTTGCTTATGACTATAAAATTCTAAGTAATCATATGCAAGTTTTTTACTTTTATATTCGTTTATTCTATTATCTGCTTGAATTTTTATTTCATGTACAGGCGGAACAGGAATATGTTTACCCCATGTTCTTATTTCATCTATTCTATATCCTAAACTTACATAATCAAACATAGTCCATGGACTAACACGTTGATTTTTGACACTTTGATTAAGTTCGCAACTTAACTTTAGTGCTGTAAAATAGTTTTGGCCAGATTTAGTATCTTTCCAATAATTTACTTTACTTCTAAAATTTTCATTGAGCAGGGATCTATAACTAAACGGATGAGATTTTTTTGTAAATTTATACTCTAATTTCCAAAGATTCCTCACTTCAGCAGACACTTCGGAGTCTGACATAATTTCAAGACCGTACTTATTATAATCTTTACTAAACTCGCTTGAATAAACAAATTGTTGATTCTTAGTAATGTACAAAGGTTGCCAAAACCAATAATCAATTTCATTATTAGCAAACCACTCATTTTCTGCATGATAGTCACTGGTGTCTCCTGGTAATCCAACTATCAGTGAGCATCCGGTGGAAATGTCAGGTGTTTGTTCTTTCCACCACAATAATCCATCTTTAAGACGTTGCCCTGCAAAACCTTTTCCTACCAACTTTCCAGCATCTTTACTAAAAGTTTCAATTCCGAAATGAACACCTTTCATGCCCATGTTTCTAAGTAATTCAATACTATGAGGTTTTGCTACTATCAGATCCAGTCTGGCATACGCAGTAAAATTAATCTTAAAAGGCAAACTAGTAATAGCTTTTTCAAGCATCTCTAATTTTTCAATGCTGTCATTAAAAGTATCTTCATTGATTAGATAATTTGTAATTCCCCATTGGTCGTAATTTTGTTGTAGTTCTCGAACAATAGTAGCAGAATCCCTAATATAATCTAATTTACTTTTTCCGATCAATGGGTATGTGCAAAATTTGCATTTAAAGATACAGCCCCTTGCTGTTTCTAGTCCCAGTGTTTGTTCAGGTTGTAAAAAGTCCGAAGGCAGGTACTGTATGCTTAAATCTCTAGTATCAACTTGGCCGTAATCGCCAAGGGCATCTATTAGATTTTTGCCTTCGTCATTGACGCTCCAATGAATAGAATTTTTATTAATATTTCCCTGAAGATATTCTAATAGGTGCAGTATAGCATTTTCTGCATATCCTTCTACATAGTAGTCAACCCCCGGAGTGGAACGTGACAAAGTTTGATTCCCCCCTAGTATCACTGCTATATTTGGATATTTGTTTTTAAACCAACGAATGTTGTTATCAAAACGAGATCTGTCTAAAAATAAATTACTACCTATACCCAAAAACAATGTATCCTTTGAAATTAATTTAGCTAGTAATAGTTCTAATTCTTCCTGTGTCCAGCTTAAACAATAATCAACGGTTTCTATATTATAGCCATGATTTCTTAGATGAGTTGCAATTTTATGGGCACCAGATCCTCGATGACAAGTAATATCTATGTTACTAAAAGTATTATCTGTAAGAATTATGCCGTGTATCATTATATAAAATTAATTCTATTGTTTCTTAGCTATCTGTTATTGTCTATAAAAATATTTATAGAACTACATACTGCATTCATAAGATTCTAAGTATAAAATCAATTTGTTGTCGTATTTCCCAATTGACTAAGACTGTAAATATAATATGGCAAATCAAAAAGATGTAGACCTACTATTTGCATTTATCAAATCGATGCCTAATAAACATAATCAACATCGAGCTGCTTATCAGCTAGGCTGTTTAATAGGATTTATTGCAAGTATGATGGCTGATGATTCAATCATCAGAAATAGGATCCTACATAAATTAAATACTAAGAAAAAATAATTGGCGTACCCCCAAGGACTCGAACCTTGACGAACAGTTTTGGAGACTGTGATGCTGCCATTACATTAGGGATACAAATTTGGTGGAAGCGGTGAGATTCGAACTCACGGACCCTTTCGAGCCTTTAGTTTTCAAGACTAACGCAATAAGCCGGACTCTGCCACACTTCCGAAAAACTTGGAGCGGGTAATCGGATTCGAACCGATGACCTTTTGCTTGGCAAGCAAATGTACTACCAACTGTACTATACCCGCATTAAAAAATGGTGCTCCCGATCTGAATCGAACAGATTATCTCCGGGTTACAAATCCGGCGCATCGCCAGCAATGCTTCAGGAGCGTAAATTTACTTATACTGATTAATTTAAACAATTTAATATATTGTCAATGGGCAATATATTTTTTAAAAATTTTTATTCCTTGATGCCAGGGTAATACTGAACTTGTATTTTTTATGCCTATGGCTACAGATACTATATGTTGTGCATAAGGACCAGCATCAAAACTGTGTATGCGCCCGGGATTTAATAGACATGTTTCTGGATGCTCAACAGAATACGCTTCTTCAAATGTATCAACTTCTGGTAAACAAACATTGGTATGAGTTTGATAGCCGTCACTTGTAACAGATTCCGGTAAACTATCTTGAGGAATCAATTTAAATCCAGGCAAACTATCATACCATTTTGCCATCGACCCTGAACCGCCTATACGCCAATTGATTTTACAAAAATCTACAAATTTTTGTTGATTAAAAAATAATCGACTATCGACATGTGGCGGAACACTACCGTTTTCTGGAACATATATATACCCAGAAGCTATGTAACATAAATTTAACGAGTCAAGCCAATCAAACAATTGTTGATTAAACAATGTTGGAGTTTCAATTCTATAGTAAAACGTTTTCGAATAATCCACTGGTACTATACCATGATCATTTATCAACGGAAGTCCGATATCAAGTATCGGTGGTAATCTAAGTTTGTAACAATATGTGACCATGAAAATATTTAGTAAAATTACCAAAGACAAATTTATTTTTTAAAAATTACTTTGTTGACTTCTTTTTGAATTTTACTATGACTGACTGATAAGAACATTCCGGGACTTCGTTGTCCTCGCCCAGAATCATCAAAATAATTATCAAATTTGATATTGTATTTTTTAAAATCAACGTCAGTGGTTCTAAAAGCGCCAATAGTTAAAACGTATTCAGGTTTTCTAATAGAAGAATCTTTTAATAATTTACTAATGGTCTCGGCGCCTTTGCTAAAACCATATAACTGATACGTTACGGCAGTGTTGTTTATAAACAAAACTGCATCTTTAGATTGATACCATCCAAATACTTTATGACAATATCCTAAATGATTTGCATATTGCTCTAATGCAGGCTGATCGAATACGTCATTCTGACCACGAAAGGCCACAACATATCCAACACAAGCATTAACAGAACTAGCAAAAAATAAAATTATTGTAGTTAAAAATCGTATCATAATTAATTGGTGGTGAGTGTGGGATTCGAACCCACGGACCTGGTTTTTGCCAAGTCTCTTTCTTAGCAGGAAAGTGATTTAAGCCAACTCATCCAACTCACCATAAAACATATTGAATTTGTAAGTAGTAGCGTCCCTCATATCGCTACCATTTTCCCATGTAATTAAGCCGGCTGGGTCAAGATACGTCACTTGGGATACCGGTCCAGTCTGTGCGCCGCCTTGCACCCCGATCTTCCGATCGGTCGGGCATCGAACCCGCGACCTTCTACTATATCGGTAGTTCGAACATACCTTTATAGCGTGACTTTCTCTTGCTGACACTTACAAAACTTGGTACCGTAAGCTGGACTCGAACCAGCAACACAAGAATTTTCAGTCCTCTGCTCTACCATTGGAGCTATTACGGCAATAAACTTGGCGGTCCCAAGGGGTAACGATCCCCTTCTTCGAGCGTGACAGGCTCGTGTGCGTCCATGAACACTTTGAGACCAAAAACTATATTGAAACACACTAGCCGCTCTGTTGCCACCATATGCCTATGGCTTGTATCCATTCATCCAATATGCTTCAATATAGTGAAGGAATACGCGGCGCTAAGTCTATGCCAGTTGGGCTAAAACCTAACTTCTGTCCTTCTACAGCATCACCGCCAATAATGCTTTTCATACCCTACTGGACCGACTTACTTTCGCATCGTCGAGACAACTCGCACCGTTTTACCAGCACCTGCATCCTGAAGCCCACACATTCTCGCATGGGTCGGTTTCCATCTACTATCTTACTAGCCATTGTCTTAGTATAAATTCGGTAGTTGGAATCTTACTTCGATACGCTCTAGGCGTATCGGTCTGGTGGAGTAAACCACGATTCAATCAACTACCAAAATTGGCGTGTGTTACGGGATTCGAACCCGCATTCTGAAGTTATTCCACCGCTACCGCACTTTTCAGTGTTGTGTTTCCACTGTAGACTTATATGGCCCTCTGTCTTGTCCGTTGGTTAGACGAAACACACATAAACTTGGTGGGGACTGATGGTAACGCTCCACGTGCCTTGACTTCACTACCTTTAGGAACGGATTTACAGTCCGCCGTAGTGGGCAATCCCCAAAAACTTGCTAAGGGACGCCCGGGAGTTCTACGGGTCGTTTAAGAGCGAGCCTCGCGGCAGCTCTCCCAATAAAAACTTGGCGCCGCGGACGGGAATCGAACCCGCCTTAGTTGGATAGACAATCCAGTGCCCTCCCAGAGGACTACCACGGCAAATCTTGGTACACGATACGAGAATCGAACTCGTCTTTCCGCCTTGAAAGGGCAGCGTCCTAACCGATAGACGAATCGTGCAATGTTTGGTGCGACTGACCGGACTCGAACCGGTACGCCATTAAAGACGACAGATTTTAAGTCTGTTGCGGCTACCAATTACGCCACAGTCGCATATTCACTATATGCAAACACACTGCCAGTCCCCGGGATTCGAACCCGTTTCTCTTGTAGTTTACCACGACTTTTGCGGTCGGGCAAGCAATGTGTTTACATATAGAGGTCGTCATCCCGACGACATATATGTTGAATAAATTTTTAAAGAACTTGTTGAACAGCTATTGCTAACTGTCTAAGCTCTAGTATAGCAAACAATTGAATTATTGTCTACCAAAAAAGATAGCAGGACTTGCGAATGATTATATGATTGTCGGGCACCGATGTATTTCTACTCTGAGGTTCGAACGCAGGTCTGCACCTTTACCCGTTTATCCTCTCCGTCGGTTCGCTGGACATATTTCCAACAACCACAACCTACTAAATTTTTAAAGAGCGTTTAGTTAATTGCTTAACTTAGTCTCTATTATAGCAAAAAACCCAATTACTGTCAAAAACCCTATATTTTAGTAGGGTATATAGTACTTCGGTTTTAAGTTGGAGCACCGAGCAGGATTTGAACCTGCGGTTTTACTGTTTTGCAGACAGTTGCGTTGGGCCGCTCCGCCATCGGTGCATTTTTCAGACAGTTGACGCTACGCCGATTCAGTCGACGCTTCCTTATTGTAACGTTGATACAAACCTTACTAAATATTTGCATGTTTCTAGTTAACAATAAGTCATTTGTCAGTTTCGATAATTATGTTGATTTGAGCAGTTTATTTGAACTTAAACCGTTTGTGTCAACATTTATTGCAAGAAATAATCATTTAATTAAGCCCACAAAATATGTAAGGGGAAATTTACTGGATCCCGAAAATACAGTGTGGCACTATCAAAACGCTTTTGAACAAAATATCGATTCTATAGAAAATAATAAATTAAGAACAGAATTAGTTGATTTATGTAACAGAGATTTGTTTGGTAATTATATAATATTTGAAGAAGAAATTTCCAGCGGACCTTTTACAATTACAACAAGATACGCCAAC